GAGCATTTTGCGCTGTGCGGACTGATCGGTCGGATCCGGTTCCTCGCTCCACTTCTGGCTTCTGACTAGGAAACCGAAAGAGCATTGGTCAACATCGCCGCGGTCGATCGAAGTCATCAGGTCGCGAGCGGTCGAGGTATCGGGCATATCGCAGTCATAGGCCAGGCCCTGTTTGTCTTCCTTCACCCGCAGTGTGCCGCTCTTTGTACGTCCCAAGATGAGGCTAGGGTCGTGATTGAACAGGCACCGGATGTCTGGATCCGTTTTCAGGTGATCGGAGAAAGCGCCGGGCATAATGCGCTCGCGATACCAGCCGAGATCTTCCGAGAGCTGATTGAAAACAGCGGCGTGTCCCTCGATCCCGGGCTTGTCGCCTTTCTTCGAGCGGATCTCGGAAGTTTTGAAAATTCGGAATTCGCGTTTCACGTTAGGCCTCCACTAGTTGCTTTGCCCGCTGCGTTCCGGCGGTACGGTAGACCTCGATCGAAAGAGCTTTAATCGCCCTCGAGAGCTCGCGTTCGGCCATTTTGTCGGCATCGCCGTTCGCCGATTTCCACTCCGGAAGTCGCTGGCGCATGGTCTCAAGGTAGTCGGCCAGAAACCTCGATTCGGAGAGTCCGGACTCGCCTTCACACCCTAATTGCTCCGCGGCTAGCGTATAGAGCTCGTCTCCGATGGTTTCGAGGATGGGCCGGAAAGCACGTCCAAAAGTCTCGGAATCGGCCGAGGAGCGCGCGGTAATGCGGCCAAAAGCGTCCCGAAACAACCGGAAATACGCGCGCACGTATCGCTGGCCGACTTTGTCTGTTTTGCCACCCTGATCGTCGGAAGGATCCGCCTCGCCAGGTCCTTGTGCCGGCTCAGCGAAGGCAGTCTCAGCGTTCTGCATGTTGATTGGCTGGATGTAGCCGTTGGCCCAGGGAGCATTGATAGGATTCATGTGCTCCATCTCGAGAATGTCGTTCGGGCAGAGATAGCTCCACTGGCGGCCGCTCGCGTAGAAATTGCGGCGGCTTTCGGCGTCGGGCATCACCAAGGCCCGGGGATCGAATTGCACGAAGAACTTGTTTGCGCTGCGGCCCACACGAGGAAATAGCTTTCGCGTGACCTCGTTCTTCCAGGCCTTAAACCAGGGAGACATCGTGTAGGTCACGAACTGGATTCCGATTTCCTCGGTGTTCGCGCGATTGGTTTTTTCCGTGTCGCCAATCATGAAGGGAGGAACCAGGAAAACAGCGCAGACCTGGGAGCGCTGAAATTGGCGCGTCTCGAGAAACTGGCCTTCGTTCGGCGTCGTCGAGGTTTCTTTCCAGGTCATCCCTTCCTCGAGCACGAAGGGCTTTTGGACGTTTTCTCCGCCCATGGCTTCCTGGAGCGATCGCTTGAGGTTTTCGAGAGCTTTGTCTTTCAAGTGGGCGGGATGCTGCAGGATGCCGTACGGCCGCGCGCCGTTTCCGAAGAACTTGGCGCCGAACTTCTCGGTCGCAAGCGATAAGCCGATGCCCTGCCTCGCGAGCTGAATCACGGACTGCCCGATGCGGCCATCAAGCGACAGCCCAGGTATGTGAATCATGTCCTCTTTGAGGACCGCGCGCTCGGGCCCATCGTTCACCGGCGGAGCATTCGGGTCGATGCTTGCCGTTTCCATTCCTTCGGAGGTCTTGTAGATGAGCCCGCCGGCGGGAACTATTTCGCCTTTGATGGTCGTCTTTTCGGCAACTCGATAGGGACGGATGCGCGCCGGATTGCGCGGCCAGAGAGCAACCGGACGGTTCGCATTGTCGCGCTGGATCTCGGCGTACAGGTTGCCCCACAGCAGCGCGTGCGCCTGCAGCGTCTTGCGGAAACTGAAAGCCGACATCTCATCGTTTGGCTCGACCTCGAGCAGATCGTAAACGTCGTGCTCGTAGGCAATGCGCTTTCCGGAGCGGCTGCCGAGCTGCAGGCGTTCATACACGTTGAAATCTAGGAACCCGGTGGTGCCGCTGATCAACTGAACGCAGGCGAACACGTCGATCACCTGCAGAGCCGTCATTTCCGAGACGCGGATCCCGGAATCGGTGCGGCCGCCGTTGAAGATATCGAGGAGCCACTCGGCAGGGTAAGAGAGTGGCGTCGACGGGTTTTCGAGAGAGCTGCGGAACTCGCGGAGGAATCCCATGGTTATTTAGGCTTTCGACTTCACCCAGGCGTAATAAAACAGAGCGAAACCGGTGAGCATGAACGCTGCAGGATGCCAGGCCATCCAGGCGCCGATATTCAGGAGCACCAGGCCGGCCGCGGCGATGCCGTCAAATCGATCCATCAGTTTGTGAGCTCGAAGATCGAGACATCGTCCGCCTGCAGGACGACCGCTTCGATATCAAGCCCCTTCTTCAAAAAATTTTGAAGCAGTTCCAAACAAGCCGGACTCACTGTGCGATCGCCGATAACCACGAGGTACTTTGCGCCCTGCTCGAGCTTCTGCACGGCGTTTTCGCCGAGCAGCTCGACCGCGACCTTCCGCCCATCGCTCACAGCTGGATAATTCCCCTGCCGTCGTAAACGCTACTCTGCCCGGGCGAAGCGATCGCGCGGCCGAGGCCCATGATGAGCGAAACCATTCCGTCGACCTTGCCGCGGCCCTTCCCTTTCACTGGACGCTTGTTGCCGTTGTTGTCTTCTTTGACGACCAGGTTTGCCGACATCCAACCGAGAACTGGATTGCCGAGGTGGGCGATTTTGCAATCGGGAATCAGTACCTCGAGCAGCCGCTTTGTCGGCTCGGCGTACATGGCCATGGTTTGCGGGAACTTTATGAGCTGGTCGACAGGAACTCCGGCCTTCTGCAGGTTGTTCGCGAATTGCGTGCCGTTCCAGGGATCGAAGGCGATCTCGCGAACGTTATAGCGCTCGATGTCGCGCATGATCTGCTCGTGTATCGCGTCGTAGTCGATCACGTTCCCGTCGGTCGTGCGGATAAATCCCTCTCGTGCCCAGACGTCATAGGGAGCGCGCCACTCGCGCATTTTTTCTTCGAGGCGATCTTCTGGAAGCCAGAAATCGGGCAGGAAAATGTATTTCTCGTCATCGCCTTCCGGAAGAAAAAGCTTTCCGCTGCAGGCGATATCCTCGGTCGAAGCCAGGTCGACGGCGATGATGCAATCCCGCCCCTCGAGCTCTTTCTCCATCTCGCTCCGCAGAGATTTCGGATCTTTGCCGGCGAGAGAGAACCCGACGCATGCGCGCCAGGCGTCCGGTGATATTGCGGCGCTTTCGGTCGACGTCCATTTGTTGAGTCGGTACCGGAGGAAAGAATTAAGAGAGCTGGGATCCTGGCGGGCGCGGATCGCTCGCTCGCGCAGCTCCTCGGTCTTAACGGAAACGCCGAGGTTCGGATTCCCTTTCTCCCAACAAGCTTCGTCAAAGGGATCGTCTTCATCGTCGATCGCGGCGATAAATGCAAAAAATGTGTCGTCCTCGTTCAATTGCTGCAACACACGCTCGGCATACTCGTGCTGCTTCCAGCAAACCGTCTCGCGGTCATCACCGGCGGTGGTAATGGCCGCGAGCAGCGGCTGGGTTCTGGCTCCAGTCGCGGTTTCTAGCTTGTCCCATAGCTCGCGAACCTTCTGCTCGTGGAACTCGTCGGAGATACAGCCGTGGACGTTCAGGCCGTCCTGCGTCGTCGAATCGGATCCCAAAGGCTCGAACTTCGAGGCCGTCCCGGCGATGTTCATATTGTTCCGGAAGCTGGCGATGCGCTTTTTCAGTCCAGGCGAGGCCGATCGCATGCGCTCGGCCTCGCTGAACAGGATCTTGGCCTGGTCTTTCTTCGTAGCGACGCAGTAAACCTCGGCGCCAGGCTCGCCATCGGCGAAAAACAAATAAAGGCCGATGCCGGCGAAAAAGGTGGTTTTGCCGTTCTTCCGCGAGACTTCGATGTGGACTATGCGGAAGCGGCGCGTGCCGTCGGCTTTTTTCCAGCCGAAGACGACCCATAGGATGAACTGCTGCCAGGGCGAGAGCGTGAACGGCTGACCAGCGAAGCGACCTTTTGAGTGGCGTAGGAAACGAAAGAAGTCGATTACGCGCTGAGCCGCGGCTGTATCAAAGTACAGGCCGCGAGCTGGTCCTTCGGACAGGTCGCGCAGATGCCGCGCGCAGGCCAGCTTTACCCATTTCCCGGCGACAATGCGGCCGTCGACGACGTCGCGAGCGTAACGCTCGGCCGGGTGCTTGGTGTCAATTTTAATTGACATGCTTAGGGGAGACGCTGCCGCCCTTGAGGAACTGGTCCATCTCGTCAGCTTCGGTAGGCTTTTCGATTCGGACCCTCGATCGCGAGCTCGGCGTCATACCGAACTCGACGAGAAAACCTTTCATGATCTTCATTGCAGCTTCTGAAACCGTGACTGCCGGGTTTTTCTTGTAGCGAACATAGCCGGTTTCTACCGCTTCTCCGTCAACGGTGATGATCACCGGTTCCTCGACGACGATTCCGTGGCGTCTAACTTCTCGCTCGGCCTGGAACCAGCGCGCATAGGCGTGACAGTAGGCGGCGAGCGCCGCTCGATCTACTTTGGTGAGCACGCCCAGAACTGCGAGCTCCGGGACAATTCGGCGCCACTCCGCCGCCGCGGCCTTCGGCAAATCCTTCGGCATCTCGGGAATTCCGAGTTCCGGCTTTGGCTCGGCATTGTTTAGCTTTCGTTTCCCTGGGTTACCCTGCAGCTTTTTGAGCGCCGTCGGTTTCGGCCGGCGGCCGGATCCTCTAGGCATTCTCTGGCTGGTAGGAAGCGACCAGGTCCCTGAGCGGCATGGTCACAGGAACGCCGAGCTCGCGAGCGACGTTGACGCCCCACTCTGCGTCGCGGGCATACATTTCGCCGACCATGGCAATCGTCATCCAGAGGAAATAAACCTTGCTGTTTCCCTCGAGCATGCGCCGAACTTTCTTTCGCAGAGCATTCCAGCCGTCGTCGACCGTGCGATAGATGGTGATGTTCGCGGCGCCGAAGCCTACCGATCGCGCAGTTCCCAGGCCGATATCGCCGTCATCGGTGAGATCGCCGGGATTGTTGCACCTGGTGGGAAGGTTTTCGGGCGGACCATAACCCTCGGCCTTCGCGATCGCCTGGCAGAATCTTTCGACGAGCTGGTCAGAAACCACGTTCGGAGGTTGAATCGAGCTTTTTGACGATCGCTTCGATGACTTTGCCCGCGAACGCCGGATTCACTTTCACGTCGACCTGGTCGATGTGAGTTTTCCCGGCCCGAACTTCCATCTTGACCATCTCTTCGGTCGCGAGCTGCTGAGCCTTCTCTGTATCGTTGCCCTCAGCCTTGTAATCGGCTACCAGACGGTCGAAAAACTCCTGCTCCCAATCGATCGCTTTGCGGTCCTGGCCGCCCAGCACCAGCAGATACGGGCCCTTGGTGGGAGAAACGTATCCGGCTTTCAGTTGTGAAATCACATGCTGGCTTTGCAGCTTGAGCCACTTCTCGATTTTTGTTTTGAGCGCACGGTATTCCGAGAATTCGGTGGTCAGCTGCTGATCGAGGAGCTTCGGCCGGCGGGAAGACATTTTCTATTTAATTAGAATCGGAAATTTTATTTCGCGGGTGTGTGTGCGCGACCGCCCGGCGGTCCGCGGGCGGGCCGCTCCGCAGAAATGACCCCCCATACCCCTGTCGCGATTCGATTGATCGCTTCCAGTTGTGGCAGCGCTCGCAGCAGCCTTGACCGTTCTCAAGCGACCAGTCGCCGCCGTCTTCGAGTCGAATGATGTGATCCGCAACCGTGCTCGGCGCCAGTCCGTTGCAGAAGCGTTTGATTTGGCAGAGTGAATCACGATGAAGGATGAGCTTTCGCCATTTTTCGTGGCGACGACCGTAGCCGCGGCTTGCTGCAGATCCGCGCTCTCGATCGCGAACCCGACGCGGATCGTCCGTTGAATGCGCAGAGCAAACGCGACCGCTGCACGCTCGGCCACATCCAGGGACGCGGCAAATTCGCTGCGCTGCTTTTGGCACGTCACGGTGAGCTGCGATCGCCTTTCAGTTCGGTTTTATCGAACGAATTCGGATCGTCGCCGGCGTCGGCCGTCGGCTGCTTTCCATTGCAGTATTTGTCTTCTGAAATCGCGCGCACGATCAGGAAACCATGTAGTGTGCTGACCAAAGCAACATATTCGCCGCCGCTGACCTTGCCGGCGAACAGGCCGCACGAACCGATCGTGAGGATGATCCAG